GCCGAAGTAGCTGCATTAGTTGCAGACGTAGAAGCCGTACTAGCCGAACTTGCTGCATTAGTTGCAGACGTAGAAGCCGCACTAGCCGAATTGCTAGCATTTGTAGCTTGAGTACTTGCAGTCGACGCAGACGTAGATGCATTGGTTTCTGATATACTAGCTTCGCTTGCTTTTGTCGTTGCTGTTGTAGCATGACCAGAAGCCGTAGTTGCTGAACTAGCTGCATTAGTTTCACTAGTTGAAGCTGCACTAGCTGAATTACTAGCGTTAGTAGCTTGAGTTGATGATGTACTTGCTGAAGTTGCCGCATTTGTAGCAGAGGTCGAAGATGCACTAGCTGAGTTAGCAGCATTAGTTTCGCTAGTTGCTGCTGCAAGTTTTGATGCATTTGCATCGTTTGCTTTTGTTGTTGCTGTTGTAGCATAACCTAAAGCCGTAGTCGCTGAATTAAAAGCAGCTGTTGCTGAATTAGAAGCATTAGTTTCTGAAGTTGCTGCATTTGCAGCTGAAGCATCTGAACTATTTTTATTAGTTAAAGCTGACGAAGCAGAGTTTGCAGCATTAACTGCAGACGTACCTGCAGAAGAAACATTTGATGCTACTGTTGCTGCATCGGTTGCTGCAGAACTTGCAGAACTAGCTGCAGCAGTTGCTGAATCGCTAGCGCTGGTAACATAAGTTTGTATTGTTGATGCATAAGTTTGTAATGTAGAAGCACTAGCTCCAGTAATTTGAAAAACAGATGTTGCCATATTTACCTCTAATTAATTATATCAAGTTCAAAAGAAACACTTGGTTGTACTTTTGCATCTACAGATGCTTGATCAGTACTTAAAATAAGCTCTTCTATTTCTAATTTTATTTGGTTGTATGATGATTCATAAATTGGTTTGCGATCATCATTAAAATAATCTGCAGCGTATATACATGCACCATAAGTTATTAAATCTGGAGAAACTAAAGACAAAGTATTTGTATCAGTATCATTAGTTAATGTTTCTGCTTCACCTCTATACACAAAATGAAAAACGGTGCCTACTGTAGGTATAGGTTTTACGTACCAAAAGTTTTGTAGTCGAGTATAATATTGAGGTTTTCCAGTTTGTGGAAGTGATCCAGATAATTCTATAAATCTACTTAAAGGCACACGATTAAGTACAGCATCGTTAGATTGTGTTAATCCTGTGTATGCTTGAACCATTTCAATATAATCGCCTGGTATATAAACTTTACCATCAGCTTGATTATAAAGTTGTGAAGACGTAGTACCAACAGTAACTGAAAATAGTTTTTCTAATCCTGGAAATCTTAATGTTCTTTGAATTTTTTGTGATGCACTTTTTAAAAAACTTTTTGCTAAATCTGTAGTGCAGTCGGATCGGTTAATTAGATTTTTTACATCGTTTTGTAATTCTAGGTAAGTTGCCATTTAAATTTCCTTTAATGAGTAAGGAAACGCTCACAATCATTATTTTTTAACCATTTGATAATATCTTTAATTGGAGCTTTATATACATCAATACCTTCTCTTAACATCTGATCAACGACTGCAACTGGTATTGAAGCCATTTTCATCATGTCTTTGCTATCAGTCCAACCACCTTGCTGTTTTTGATAATCTAAACTTTTTAAAAAATGATCAGGTATTTCTTGGGTTTTAGTTGTATATAACTTATTTCCTTCTTGCACTATGCTGTGCTTTATATCTTTAATATCCATAAATTCTCCTTAAATAATGGGACGCCTTGCAAGGAGAGCTAAATCAAGACGCCCCATAATTAATTAAGCTAAGTCGTAAATATAACCGGATAAGTTATAGTTAGCGTGCTTTAAGCCATATTCAGTTACCAATGCGTGAGTATCAGCATCACCAGTTTTGGCAAGTAACTCTCTAGTCATTGGGCGTAGTTCTGCTATTTTCCAGTCAGCTGGATCATACAAAAATGCAACGTCAGTTTTCATAAACCTATTCATTACAACTTTATATTCGCCGTATGGAGAAATATATACATCGACAACGTTAACAAGAGTTCTACCACCATTTGAAAAGTGTTCTTGTCTAGCGTTACCACTACCTACTGCAGATCGAGTATAACCTGCTATAACAGTTGAATCAGCAGGCTTAATCATAAGAATAGTTGCTTCTGCACCATCATCATAAAGAGCATCACCTAGAGACAATATATTAGCCTCAGATAGTGTTGCTGAAGTACCTGCATCTACTTTATTTGCTATAACAGCATTACCTGCTGCGTCATTACCCCAACAGTTTGCGGTAAATCTTGCAGCTGATGAACTACCTGCTGCAGCATCATTACCACCAGAAGCTCTATTACCAACAAGATTAAATTCTATATCTCGTTTAAATTCTGCTGCTTTTTTTGAAAGTTGATATGCAGTTTCTTTCGCTCTTCCGTATGCATCAACTGCATCTGAAGTTGCTGAGACTTTAATAGTATGAGATTGTATCTGAGTATAATTTGATCTCATAGTGGTTGGTGTCAATGTAGCGTCAGAAAAATCAGCTCCCTCAACTCTTGCATTTTCTGCAGTTGAAGCAAGTGAATCTTCTTGCCATTGAAACAACGTATTACTTACACTTTCTTTACCAATTGATGATTGGAAAGGAGTTGCAGTTGGAGAAATATTAGAGATAATATCTGAAATATCTTCCTTAATACCTACTTCTTGGTAGGTTTGCCATGTAGCCATTAGTTTTATCCTTTTCTAAAAATGACGTTAATTTATTTTTGCCACTTTGATAGAAAAGCATTTGTTGCATCATCGGTACTTCCAGATTTAAATAGTTTATCCATAGCATCACCTTGTCTTTTTTTAGATGTTGTTGGATTACTGGTACCTGATTTTAAAACTCGTTTTTGTTTTCTCACAACTCTTTTTTGTGTGGCAACTTTTTTACCTTGATCGTATTTCATAGCTTTAATCATCATTTCTATTGCAGTAGGTTCGACAATTGTATCTACAACCTCTGCTTGTAAACCTTGATTAATAGCGTAAGATCTAACATCATTGTATAAATTTTGAGACCAATCAGGAACTCGTTCTTTAAGTACTTTAATTGATTTTGATGCTTCTTCTTGAAGTCTTTTTTGATAATCATTTTTTATTTGAGTTGCATACTGAGATGCTTCTTGTGTAAAAAAATCTAAATCTTCTTTAGCCATTTGAGACTCTCGTCTTAATTGCATAAAGTCATCATCACTCATAGTTTTTGCAGCCACTAGCATGTCGACTTCCGCATATGGCTTATAACGTTCTTGAGCTTTTTCCATAAGCTTTTGTAAGGACGCTTCGTATTGTAATGATTTATCTTCAAGTGCTTTTCGTTGAGTAGCAACTTCTTGCGATTTAATTGTTAGAGATTTTTCTTGACCATGTAATCGTTTAAGATCTTTAACAGATACTTCTAATTCATCTTCACCTACTTTAACTTTTGTGATCATATCATCATCAGCTATAAGTGATGTAGCTGTTGGTTCGTCAACAATAGTTTCATTGCCGTCTTCATCAACTTCTACAGTTACATATTCGTAATCTTCAGAATCTTTTTCTTGAAGGTTTGTTTCGTCTTTAACTTCTACTTGCTCAGGCGCTTCTTCTGCTGCTCTAACTTCATCAACAGGTTTAGCGTCACCTTTAGTCTCGTCTTCTTCTGGCTTTTCAGCGGATTCCCACTGAGACATAAAGGCATTTTCTGCTTCTTCGGACGAACCAAAAGAAGCATCAAAAGGTGATTTTTCAGTAGACGCGTTTGTAGTCTCTGACATTTCTATTCCTCATTCTTTTCTACTATTTGATTTTTCATTAACACTTGTTGATTTAAAGTATTAATTACTTCTTGCACTGATCTTGCACTATAATAAGCAATATTTCTTTCATTTGCTTGTGCAGGATCGGTATTAAAAAATACTTGAACATATTGATCAAGTAATGCTTTAACTACTTTATTAAAACTTTCGTTTTTTAAAAGTAACTCTGCGTCTTGGCCTTGTGTAACCAATAACTCATTATTAACATTATCCATTGTCTCTCCTTTTAATGTTATGAATTTGGACTAACTATGCCTGTCTTTTGATCTGCAGGCTGAGACTTAAGTAATTTTAACTCTTCGTAAGCAACATCTGCTTTAGTTTCTGAGTCAAAATCTTTTCTGTCTTCTTCAGTAGTCATTTTAGCAATTTCTGCTTCTGATTTAGCTAATTCTAATTCCATACGGAATTTAGCTTCTTCTACATCAAGTTGTAGTCGTTGCTCTTGAACTGCTATTTTTCTTTCTTCTATTTCCATGTTCTTCATAGCTATTTGCTGTTGCATTTGCTCTTCAGGCGATGGTTGTGGAGGCGGTATTTTATCAGGTGGTATTAAGTATGTATCAACATCTTTTATACCCTGTGCTAACAAAGATTGACGAACCATATTATATCGTTCTTTCATACCATAGTTAGCTTGTAGCCCTGGATCTTGAGATAACTGCATATGAACAGCATTATATTTTTGTGCTTCTCTTTCAGTTTCTCCGTAACCTAATTTAAAAGCTACTTCAACATCTTGTCGATCTTGCCATTGTGTTGGAGTAACTTGTGCGTAAGCTCCTGCAACATCTATAATTTTTTGAGAATTTTCGTGAATAATACACAATCTATATACCTCAAGAAATAATGGTTTTAAGAAATTATTTGCGAAGTTTCTTGCAATGATCTTGGAACGTTGTTGTGAAAGATTAACGAGTTGCTCGACCATTCCTTGTGAATTTTGATTAGATATGGCGTCTTTGTTAAGGCCTTGCGAGAGTTTCGAAATGCCACTAGTATTTTCACCATCTTCTTCCAACTTTTGAACGGTTTGGAATATGAATGGGTTAAGTGGGTTCTGTGGTAAGGGTGAAACACCGTCAGGGCGAGTGACATTAACTATGCCTCCTAATCTATTGTCTAGTAATTCTCTTGGGTTTAATAATGATCCTTTAGTTACTAAGTAACGAGGATTTGTAGTAACTGAGCTATGATCTAATATTGATCTCATTAATACTGTTCTAGCATTTTGAGTAGGCAATAATTTATATGCAAAGTTTTCGCCATGAAACCTATGTGCAACAGGTATAGGTGTAAAAACTATAAATGGTCTTTTATCAACTTCTTCATACTCAAGAAGCGTATTACCAGCTATTAATATTTTATATAATTTACTAATACCTTCGCCGTCCATATCAGCTTCAACGTATGCTTCATAAACAACAATTTCTTTCATTTGTTCTTGTCGATGATGTTCATCTGAATTTACAGAAGTAGGACCAATTTGTTCATGACGATAATATTTTTCATCATAATTTTTACCTAATGGATCTTCATCAGAACCTATGCTTTCAATTAAATCTTCATCAAAACCCATTTTAATTAAATCAGTTTTACGCATAGTTTTTCTATGAGCAACAAAACCATCTTCAATGTCTTTACTCATTGGGTTAACTATAAATTCTTCAGGTGGAATAACGTCAATAACAACTTTACTTTTATCTATACTTTTAATAAATGTACCTTTAAATCGACCATCGTTTTCTGTGAATTTGCCTAGTTCCATTGAAGGATCAACTAATGCTTGATCTAATTCTTCACTAGTATAATCTTTAAATTCTTCTTCAATTTGCTCTAATTTTTCTTCCCAATAAACTTTTATAATACCTACGCGAGACATTAATCCGTCATGTATAGCATCTCTAAAAATAGAAAAACCATCGTTTTGTCTGTGTAAAACATAATTAGTATAAGCAGTACAAACTCTAGCTTTTTCTACGTCTTCAGGACCTTGAGGTGTAAATTCAATAACGTCTGTACCTGCTGAAAATGTTTCTAGCAGCAATGCTTTTAAACCTTCAACACCATCATAAACATCTTGAGATACATAACTACTGTTGCCGTTAGATTGTCTTTTAGGAAGTTCTCCATGATAATAGCGCATAATTTTTTCGCGCTCATTACTTAAATCACTATCAGAATATCCTATAGAACCTTTGATTTCATCTTTGCAAAGTGCAACGAGTTCATCTTCTGATAATGCTTCAAAATCTGCCATCAGATCGCCTCCGAATAAAAGTTATTGTTAATTTCTGTTGGTTTCCAACCTTGTTGGTGACCATAATTTGCTAAAGCTAAAGCCATTACACAATCATCATGACAGCCACTTTCAGCTTCCATAGCTCCAGTTTCTGTCTCAATATATGTTAGTAATTCTCTTAGAGTTACTTTGTCATAGATTAGCATTTCATTAAGTCTTAATGATGCTCTAAGTTCATTTATAACTAATGGTTTAGATTTTGCTGTTGTTTGAAAACCTAACTTTGTCATTTCTTTATCAGTCATTTTGTCTACTACCATTTCAATATGAAAATTTGTGTATTCAAAATCTTTGTACAAACGCGTACAAGTTAATAAGCCATGAGAGTTACTTTCAACAATTATGTAAGCATTATTAAAAAACTCACCTAAATGTAATAAAACAGTTGCAAAATAATCAGGGTGAACGTGTGCTCTGTAAGTACCAACTAAAACTTTATTTTCATCTAAAATTTGTGCTACAGAATAATCACCACCTCTAATACCCATTGCAACGTCGGCACCGATTGTATAAATGCCTGCAGGATCAACATCTTTATATAAAACTAGTTCACCTCTAGGGTGAGTTTTCCAAGTTTCTTCTTCTAATGCTAATCTTTGTTTTACAGGTTCAGCTTTATCTAACATTTCCATAACTTGATCTGGATTAAAAATAGGTCTACCAGATGTTAAAAAAGCTTCATCAGCATTTGCCGGATATTCTTGTCTAAATAAATCAATGCCATTTTGAGCTATTTTTTTACGCCTAAATGAAAGCTGATCATCAGTTAAATCAAACTCTTTTTTTAATTGCTCTTCATCAGGTGAATATTCCATGTTTTCAGGTGCTTGTTCAGCATATTCATCTTGTATAAACCAAGGTAAAAATACTGGAATAAAACCATTACTACCTTCAATAGCTCCACGCCATAAATCATAAAATTTACCAGACACACCATTTGCCGTAGACTCAATAAAAACAGCTGTATTATCTTTATTAGGAACAGCCTGCATAATAGCATTAAAGTTTTCTTCTGCAGTAGATGGAGACCAGAACGCTAATTCTGATAAATGACAAACTGTTATAGTTTCTCCTCGTGCAATTGAGTCACCACCTGCAGTAGCAACAACATAAGAACTATCTAAAAAATTAAAGTTTATTTCTTTTCTTGAAGAATACTTAGTATGAGGTTTAACAGGTTCAGGACAATTTTCATGGTATCGTCTTGTCATATCAAATAAAGCTCTTGTAGAGTCAGCATGATGCGTAACAACCATACCTCTTTGTGCTTTACGTTGTGATAGCCACCAATATAACCAACCACCAACCATAGTGGATAATCCCATTTGACGAGCTTTAAGAATTATAACACGAATTTTGCCTTCTTTTTTATACTGAGTATTTATAATATCTAGTAGTTGTTGTTGAGCAACATTTGGTTTTAAATTTACTACATCACCATCTTTAGTACGAATTTTTAAACAATTTTTTGAATAGAAACTAAAGTTATCCCTCAATTCCTTTCGTATCATCAATGCTTTTTGGTTCATCTAAACTTGCCAACCACTCTTCAGCGACTGCCTTTACTTCTAATTTATTTACAGGTTTTTGCTTAGTAAACTCTAATAGTGCTTTTGCTGCGCCTGCTTTTGTATTAGCAGCATCAGGACCTTCAGCAATTTCGAGCAGAACCGATACTGCTCTTTTAGCAATGTTATCGTCATCGGGTAATAATCCTTGTTCGATCATTTTATCTACTTTCTCTTTTGCTTTTTGTTTAACTTTGGCTCTTTCTTTTGCAAGCTCGTTTTGTTTTTTGCCCCACCCGTCAGGTAACCCACTTGGTCTACCTGCTTTGGTTTTAGCCATTTTTCTAAGATGCTCACAAAGTCTTTCATACTCAGGACCGCCTTTTTCCTTTAGAATTTTGTTTGGGTGTTTGTGTAGATTTTTTGTCGTCCACTTTGCTCCCACTGTCGGCTTCCATTTTGCTCTGATTTTCTTTTGCATCAACAGCTCCGTTAATAGTATTTACAAAATATTCCATACAAAAATTTCTAGTATTTATTGTAGATCTAACCATTTGAACTGGAGGTAAAGCATGTATAAATTCTTTACCGATTGTAATTTTACCATCTAAAGTTAATCTTTTGTCATCAAACATTTTTTCAAAATTATCTAACATTTTAAAATATTCATTTATTTTCATTTTGCTCTCCTTAAATTAATTCGTCACACTTAAGACAAGGCATAATAATTAACACCAGTATCTGTGCCAAAAGTTGCTTCTTTCATTTGTCTTATTTGTTGTAATATTTCTGATAAAGTTGCTTCTTGTTTAATTGCACCTTCTTCAGATTGAACATTAAACTTAACTGTTACTGAGTTAGGATCTATTCCATTAGCTCTAGCTACTTCTTCATAAATTGGAGAAGCAGCAATTTCTAATAAAATTTCATGATATATTTGTCTCATTTCTTGACCATGAACAGGGTGAACTGCAAATGCATCATGTGTATGCATAAAGCCTGGAACACCACGTTCTCTTAATCTTTTAGCTAATGCTCTTTGAACGTAAGCATCTAATGAGTGATTTAAAAAAGCTGCAAAACCAGTAATTGCAAGTTTGTCTTGATATACTGGAACACCTATCTTTTTATCTTTACCAATTTCCCAATTAACTCTTCGTTTTGTACTATCAGGTAATTTACCAGTATATACAGAAACGTCACCGTCAGGTAATGGAACACGAACTGCAAAATTATCTTTACCATATAAATCAAACATAGTTGAAGCTATAGCTTTTGCTATTCCTTCAGCCATTGCAGCACCAGGATAATTTTGATCAAAAATTAACTCTAATTTATTTTGAATATTTTTAAGAGTTTCTTTTTGTTCAGGATCTTTCATGTCATTAAACTGCTCAGGTAATTGTTTAGCTAATTCGTCAAACCCTGCACCTCTAGCAGTTATTTTTACTTGTCCATATGATCTTCTATTAGCTAAAAATTTCTTTGCTACTTTACGAGATTTAGTTGCACCTAAACCAGTTACTTCTTGTATATGATCTGCAGGAAGTCTGTATAAATCTCCTCCAGGTGCATCAGGATCCATTCTAAGTAAATTAGCTACTTGAGATAGTCCTGGGTCTCCTGTAAGTGCGGCGTGTAACTGATATGCCGAAGAAGTACCATCAAACCATACTGGATAAGCTGAATTGAAGCCTTGAAGTAAGTTTATTGCTTCTTCATTTTGAAATAATTCACTTGTAGGTATTTTCTTAAATGAAGCGTCTTTACCTTCTAAAAATGCTCTCATTCTTCCAATTTCTACAGCTAATCTTTGTATTTCAAAACCGTGATCTGATACATCAAAAACAGCATGATTTTTCTGATAAATAGTTTTTGCATCTCTTTTATCGTTAAAAATCATTGGAGCACCACCTCGCTGATAAGCAAAAATGTTGCCACCTTTCATTTTTGAACCTGCAACCAAGTAATCAATCAAAGGCATATTAAGATCTTCATCATTTAAAAATTCTGATCTGGGTCTTCCTGCTAAGTCCATGTATTGCTGAACTGTACCAAATAAAATTCCTGCTCTTTGGTTGTATGGAATTTCATTACCTATACCTAAATGATCTCTAATTGAGTGTAAAAAACTTTCAAAACCAGTAGCACCTAATGGTCTCCAGTTTGGAAATCCCCATATTGCTTTACCGGCTTTACCTTGGTATGAAGCAGAACCATTTAATGTGTCTATACGTAATCTATCTTGTGCTCTTCGCTGCATGTAAACTGGAGACATACCACCTTTATCAGTTTGGTTGTCTTCATATTGTTTTAATGCTTCAGCTGTAGCTAACGTATATGCACTATCAGTAGTTCCATCTTTTTTAAAGACTAAATCTAATCCTCTATAATGCCTTGGTTTAGTCATCATGCCCGCAAGTAATTTGTATATCATGTCGTTTATAAGATCGGAAGAGCGTCGTGTAGGGAAAGAGTGTAGATCTCGGTGGTCGCCGTATCATTAAAAAAAAAA